AGGTTTCGTCTAAAGCATCTTGAATCATGTCAAAAAGAGTTTTGTTGTCCTCAATTAGGCTTTCAATAACCCAGCCTGTGTCAGCAATTTCACCACAATTCAGACGAAAATCATCGGCAAGGCTTTTTACAATTTGGCTTGCTTTTTTGTTTTCAAACAACTTATCATCCTTGTTTTTAAGGTACCTAAGCTGGTCATAAGCCGTTACACTTATGGTTTCGCCTTTACTCCGCTTTTTCTCAAACACGTACCCAAGAAAAATATCAACATCATCAACCCTAAATTGTACCGTATTCCCCTCTTGAAAGTTTATAATGCCATCCTTTACCACCTCAAAGGTAAGCTTGCCAGGGCTGCCAAAACGCTCTGTCGATAGCTTCACTTCTCCAGTAATAACAGGCTCATAAGATACGCCTTTATTTATAATCCTGATGTTAAGCAAACTTAATCACCTGCCCTGGGTAAATTAGGTTAGCATTTGCAATGCCGTTTAGAGTAGCTATTTCTTTGTACTTTGAACCTTCCCCTAAATTAGCTTTGCATATCGCCCACAGAGTGTCACCACTTTTTACTGTGTAGGTTTTAGGCGTTTCCTTATTTGCGGTCCTTGTTTCTGTAGCCGACACAACGGTTTTATCTGTAACCTTAGTTGTTGATGTGGTATAGGTAATGGTTTTCTGCTCTCTGTATTCCTTTAACTTAACACTCGCCACAGTGTCCAGACCCTCTTTTGCATCTTCTGTAAGGGTGTAATCTTCAAGAGATACATTCATATTTGTATCAAACATAACCGTCCCTTTTGGCATGGTGCGGTAAACAGAAAAAGTAAACGGCTTTTTGCTGGTCTTTAAATGCTCCAACATTCCAATATAATAGGCAGCATCTTGAAATCCATCAGGATAACTGGCAAATGGATACCTCACTTGGGGTATCAAAAAATCAAAGTTAAATTCTGTCAATCCAGGAGTTCTCAAGAAGTTAATTTCACCGCCATTAATCAAGTCCAATGTCTTATTGTTGTTGCCTATTTTCATTGTTATTTTCTCTGGCGTGACTGGAAGGAGTATATTACCATAGTTCACATTATCCACATAGATGTTGCTGAAATATACTTTGTACATAGTTATCACCCTCTTTTTGCATAAGAAAAGCACCCATGCTGATGAGTACTTTTTGTTAATTTGTCACATTGTGTAGTTTTCATAAACCTCCTATACTATTTTTATCAGAATTGTGGTTCTGAAAAAACTAGAAAGGAGGGAAGTCTTATGGGCAGAGATGAATACCGTCGTTTTAATTGTCCTAAGTTTAAAATTAGTATTGAAATTACATACCGCTACGACACCGAAACAAATAAACTAGTGTGTATCGAATGTCCAATGAAGAATTCAAAAAGATGCGATGCTTCAATATATCCAAATGACACTTGCATTATATTTTTGCCTTATCCAGAGCTAAATAAGCCAGGACCTCATCTATCATAGCTTCGGTTTTTTCTGATGGACTAATGTAACAAAAAATTCTAAGGCAGCATTGTGGGCACTTCATTTTGTTTGATATGCAATGCTGTCTAATTTCTTCTGTGAATTCTTTTTCAGTCATCTCTTCAATCACTCCTTTTGATTTTTCCTAATTAAAAAGCACCCACCCTAAGGCAAGCGCTTCTATACAACATAATGCACCCCCTCTGCCGATGTATCCACAGCCTCACGCAACTTTTCGGTGAATTTGTTCATAACTCCATCAATATCCATTTCAGAGTTAATAGTTGCCGTGTTTTTGAAGTCCACAGAAATTTGTGCAGTGGTGTAGCGGTTAATTGCCTCACGCTCTGCCACATCCCGCATATATTTTAAGTCCTCTTTGGATATATTAAGGCTGTCCGAAATACCGCCTGTGTTATCTGCTATTTGTGCTACGTTGTCCTCTAATCCTGTTCCGCCTGGCATCTCATAGCCTAACCCAGTTACGTCTTGCACAGGGTATTCTGGTATTGTAGGAAACAACCCCTTTACTTTGTTGTCGATGCCTTGACCGAAGTTATAGCCTGCGTCATAAGCATCCGTCATGTCGATTCTGGATTTAATAGAAGGTGCTTCCCTGCTCAGGGTAATAGCGTTTTCGTTTTTGCCCCAACTGAGAACATTGTTTTGTAATGAAGAAAGCCCCGCCGTCCAATTCGTGCCGAATATGGCATCTATAATTTTAGTAACTATCTTGCCTAAAGAAAGAAACCATGAAATAATCTGCCCAATTAAATTAGCTACAGCACCGCCAAAACTATCAAACCCTCCGTTTGCTACATTTAGAATGAATTCAATTATGCTTATAAAGGGTTCAACAAATCTTGTCCAAAGGAACTGTATAGAAGCATTAATAACGCCCACAACCATATTAAAAATAGCCGCCGCAAGCCACGCAAACACCCCGAAGATAACACCAGTGGCACTGATAGAAGTGCCTTTGACTTTATTAATTACAGCTATAACGGCGTAGAATATAGCGATAAGTGCTATTATCGCAAAGATTATCCAAGCAATGGGGCAAGCAAGCAGTACAGTATTAAAACCCCCCTGTGCAACTGTTGCTTGGGCGGTAGCAACAGCAAGTGCGTACTCGCTATTTATTGCAATTGCTTGTACATCTACCTGTGCCAGCATAGCCTTTGCAGTTCTATAAGCCTGAATTTCTGCGATAAAATCCGCCACATTAGCAAATCCCCTTGCTATTGTGTACCCACCAAGTACGAAGGCGTAAAACGCAAACGCAGTTGCCACACCCCACACCAATGGCCCTATTATACTTATGTTATTAGCAACCCAATTTATACCGACTAACACTGGTCTTAATGCCAAATTGGCATAATTTTTCATTTTCGTCCAGACCTGCCCCCAAGTCATTGGCATTTTCCCAATCTTCTCATTGACCTCATCGGCAGTATTGAATAAAGCCATTTTAATAACTTCGGCAGTAAGTAAACCCTCCGAAGCCCAATCTTTCATTGAACCCTGTGCACCTTGGACGTTTATCATATAGTCTTCTATTGATTTTGCAAGCAAGGGAGCATTTTCTAAAATCGACTTATACTCATCCCCCTGTAGTTTGCCTGATGCCATGGCCTGAGTAAGCTGATACATAGACGATGCTTGCTCAAAAGCCGATGCTCCTCCTATAACGAAGTTTTTATTCATGAGCTCGGTGAACCCTACAACCTCGTGAATATTGCTAAACGCTTTTCCAGCAAGCATATATAATTTTGCTACAGCCGCCGCTGTATCCGTGTATGCTGCTCTCGACCTGTTGGCGGATGCAAATATCTCATTTTGCACTTGGGCTAATTCATCCGCACTGCTCGTAACCAACCCTAACCGTGCTTCTATCTGCGCATATTGGTCAGACGCACTCACCAAGGCTTTAATACTTTGTAAACCCGCATAGGCCGAAACAATGCCTTTTATTTTGCCCATCAAGCCATTCGCACTGCTTGCCCCTCGGTCTATTTCTTGGTTAAATTCTGTCTGCTGTCTGCCTGCCTCTGACAATCCGCTTTCATAGTTGTTAATATGCACTTCCGCTTCTGCCATAGCTTGACGTGCGGCATCTAATGACGCTGTATCAACAGCTTGTGAAGATACATTTTGCATAGATTGGAACGCTGCAATCGTGATATTTAATGCCCTTGTCATAGATTGTAAGGCTGGTGTCATTCCATTCCCTAAGGATATGCTTGTAGATACTCCCAAATTATCCCTCCTTTCTGCATAATAAAAGCACCCATGAAAATGAGTGCTTTGTCCGTTATCGTATTACAAGTTTATAATCTTTCTTATCAAGTGTAAAAATAAGATATAATGGGTTTGTAGATTCCTCCACTTCTTGTGGGCAATCAATCAAATACTTCATCCCTTTTGTTTCTAAAGGGTCGATTTGAGAAATATTTGCATATGTAAATCCAGTAGAACTGTCATCCACTACAGGAAATGCCGAATAGGTATATCCATTATTGTAATCGGCAGTTACCTGCATGATTTCATCGCACAATAAATTTTGCTTGGCGATATTTTTCGCACTAACATCTACAGAAATATATACTTTTCCTTGGTCGGACTGATAATGTGTATAAAATCCACTGGTGTTATCGGGAACAACATCATATGTCAACTCTGCACTATTGACTGTGATTTCACAACTGTTTCCGCTAATTACATCTCCCACCTTAATCTCCTGAACCTCATTTTCTTCTTTAGGTTCTTCCTTCGGCTCAATCGGACTTTCATCCTTTTGCGTTTCAGCGACACTGTTAACAGGCTGTGTTTTGCTTGTGCTTGTGCAACCCGCAAAAATTACCGTAAACACTATCATTAATAAGTACATCTTTTTCACAACACCATCTCCTAAAATATGTATTTTAGGAGTATTATACATCACATAAGTTGAAAAATCTACTTCTTTTTAGCTTTCATTTTCTTAGCTTCCTTCTTTTCGTTTTCAGCCTTTATTTGGATAGCTGCTATAATGAAAGCCTTTTCTTCTTTTGTCAAATTTATAAACTGTGAGGGCAACATATGCAGCTTATGTAAACAATAGTAGGCGTAGTTGCTCTCTTCGTCACCCTCGTTAATTAGTTTTTTGCCTCATCCACCAATTCATCCATGCTCTCACTAAATCCGCTTATCTCCTGCGCCTTTTTTAAATATGCGTCATACTCACCAACATTCAACATCTTTTTAAGCAAATCATCAGGCGACATAACACCATAGCCGTTTTGCAACTCTGCACTATTAAGGTTTGGATAAACCGTACAAGCTGATGCAAGCAATCCCATGTACTTGAGCCCGTCAAAATCCTGTGTAAACTGCCCCCTTTTACCCGTCACAGCCACTTTCACCATGCACTTTCTTTTTAACTGCTCTGCCTCTGCACTGCCCAAGGCTTTTAATTCCCATTCCACAGGCTTTCCATCCTCTACAAATCTGTTTGAAGCTATATATTTTATATTTTCCTCTTTAATTGGGTTTAAAAATGTGTTTAA